ACAGAATGAGGCAATCGAGCGACAAACTACCTTGCCCCTCGATTGCCTCATTCTGTTGATTTACAGTATCTATTTCAACACCGAACTTAGAAGTTGATTCAATCATTGGAAGCCATTCAACATCAAAGCCTGTTGCTAAATCCCACGGTGCGATTAAGGGTGCGGATGCAAAATGAAATCGTAAAGTCCCTGACACAAATGCCGCATTAGGGTTTGTATAATCAGTTTGCCAAATGTAGAGAGTGCTCGCACCGTTATCAAAAAACCAAGTACCTGCAACAAGGTTACCTATTGAGGTAACTTCCGTCAACGCAACTCCAGCACTTTTAACTTGTGAAAAGTAATTGTAATTCTGCCCAGTCTTTTTATAAATGCTACCACTATGAACAGACCAAGCAACTAAACGCTTTACAGCGTCTAAAGTAGCCAGAGTCATTTTCTCAGATGCGATTGAGTTTTTATACTCAGCAAAGGAATTCAATTACTAATCCTTTGTATTTGTCTTTAGAGTAATGCTAATTTGCCCAGCGGTTAAAGTTAAATGTGCTCGGACTGTGCCGCATTTAGTAGTGGTTTGAATCAAATCAACTCCAGTAGCCGTAATGTTATCAGTTGCAGACGCTATGTCAAACCAGATTTGACTATCGACTGACTCTTGCACTTTAATAACACCGCCAGCAATAGAAGTTGGAGTCATTGTATGAACACCAGTACCCGTGTCTGTAATATCTACAGCCGTGCCTAACAAGGCATTTGCTAGACTGGAGGCTAACTTAAAAGTATCGACAGTCAATTTAATTACAAAATAATCAGTTGCTAAGCTCAACCCCGCTGGCAGAGTGGTTGTGGTAGTTAGTCGCACTTTAAGGCCAGTGGCGGCACCATGTGCTACAGCCGTGCAAATATCAGTTACAGCCGCGACAAACGTTGCAGCAACAGGAGTTGTTACAGTCACATCATGCTGTAGAACAAAATCCTTCCATTCACTCATGTTAAAAGTACCAAGAACTTGAGTACTTGTACATACTTGTGCGTCTATTGTTTCATTGTTAAATTTTGGCATGAATCGCTCCTATACTATATTATCGTTAAATAAGTTGATTAAATACTGTCTAAAATTTTTGGCAATTGCAAAGCTATGTTATACACACCATGCATGAGATTTTTCCTATTTTTCCGCGTCGTTTGAAGAGCCTAGTTTGTTAATAACTGTTTTGAATAAATCACTACCGTGAATTGTGTTTGCGTTTTCAAGCAAAGACTTTAATTCTACTAAACCTATGACGCCGGAAACTAACTTAGAAACGGGCATCAAGTCGTCTAACAACCATTTTTCAACGACATAACCAGTAATGATAACCAACTGATAAATCATAAACTTAGTTACAGACCGTCTTAATCCCGCGCTTGTAATTGCTTCATTGCGTTTATGCGCTGCCCAGACACCTAGAATTAAATCTGCGAAAATCAATACCCCTGTTGCAATTAACATTGGTTTTATTGGTGTCAACAAGGCAACTGCAACTAGTGTTATTTTAACTACCCATTCTTTCATCCTAATAACTCCCTGCCCTAGTTATAAAATTCTTCAACGATAATTATTCCAGTCGCACCTGCACCACCTGCAAATCCATTCGTACCTGCAGCCCCTGCCGTCCCTGCCCCACCAATCGCATAAGCATAAGCTGATAACGGGTTATTTATATGTGCTGCAACAAATCCTCCAGCAGCACCACCACCTCCAACCCCTGTACCTGTTGCATTTGAACCCCCTCCAGCCCCCCCTGCCCCAGTGTTAGAAGTTCCGGCTCCGCCAACAGAGTTTGCCGCCCCTGCTCCGCCGCCTCCAAAAGAAGTACTTGCGCCATAAACTCCAGAGGCATAGCCTGCTACGAGATAGTTGTTCCCACCACCACCAGCTCCTCCAACAAATGAACCCATATTAACGGCTGGAGCACTTACAGTGACGGCACCTCCCGTAGACGGAGAGCTTGCAGCGGCGGTGGTTCCGCCTACTCCTCCGTTTGCAGTGAGTAGTGAAGAACCGAATGTAGTATTGCCTCCAGTACCGCCAGCAGAAACAGCTCCACCAGAGCCTCCGCCAGCGCCACCACCACCGCCCCCTACCATTCTAACTCGAATATTAGTACAACCAGCCGGAGTATAGTAAGTTGTTCCAGAAGTGAGGACTTGTGCCGTAGGGTATCCTGAAACTGCAAGGGAGCCATAGTTTCCGACTTGTAGAGTCGTTCCTGCGCTCGCCCAAGTCCCAGCTGTAGTTTGCGTGTTTATTAATTTTCCAATAAGACGAAATGGGACATTTGTTCTAGCAGTAGTTGAGTACATAGCACTTACAGAGTCGGCGGCACCTGCACCACCTTCAGCCGTAGTACTTGTGAGCTGATTTTCATTAAATAATGTACCACACACAGCTAGTTCTAAAGTCCCAGCATTATCAATTAAGTAAATCCATTGGACCCAAGGTTTTGTCGATGTTTGACCTAATGTAGAGCCAGAACTAATTACTAAAGAAAGTGCCGCTGAGATAGTCCGTTGATTATAAACTCCACTCGATAAAGTGCTTGAGCGCATTCCAACTTTAATTGTATCACCACCGCTAGCATCACTACCCGCTTTTGTTTTAACTGAAATAGTCAAAGCGCTCGCCGAAACACTTGTTGCTAATGACAAGTTTGAGATTTCATATGACTGGTCAGGTGCAGAACTAGATGTTGCCCAGCTTGGGGCTAAAGTTGTTCCATTGGACGTTAAGATTTGTCCAGCAGTGCCGTTAGCAAGCCTTGTTCCTGTACCTGAAGCTCCACCATAAATTAAATCACCACCTGTTGTCATCGGTGATAGAGCATCAAATGCAGGAGCTTTAGTTGTTTGACCAGTACCGCCTTTAAGTAAAGGGAGGGTTCCATTATAAGTTGTTGCATTTCCAACGGAAGTAACATCACCAGAAAGGTTGGCATTGGTTGTTACACTACCAGCAGTCAAACCAGCAGCCGTGCCAGTTATGTTAGTGCCGACTAATGCGCTTGGCGTACCTAAAGCAGGAGTTATTAGTGTTGGAGAGGTTGCAAATACTAAAGAACCGGAACCAGTTTCATCTGAGATGACTCCAGCTAGTTGAGCAGAAGTAGTAGCAGCAAATTGAGAGAGCGATTCTACTCTTGCAGGTTCTGAAATCCAAGCGGCTCCAGTATAAGTCTTAATTAAATCAGAAGTTGAATTATAATATATATCACCTTCTGCCGCAACAGAGCCTTTAGCCGTAACAAACGCAGCATCATCAACAAAAACCTTTAAAGCATTGGCTGTAATAACTGTTTGTGTTGGTTCACTGGCTGACTCAAATCCATCTGAAAAATCAACTATTCTCATAATATTCTTTCCTTATTCCAAACTTCTAAATCAAGAGGTCTGTCTGTTGAACATACTGGCGTGTAGTTTAAATTATATTTATGTAAATCAAAATCATTGCACCAGCCAATAAATGCAGAATCGTTGTAAGTATATCCGGATGAATTTATATATATTCTGTAAGTAGTGTCTTTAATCATAACAAATGGAATTGCAAATCTAACATAACCGTGAAAGTAGTTTGCAGTTGAAATGTCGGTTATGGTAAGTGCGTCAGAGGTGTAAAGTACAGAATCTGACGTGTTTTTCACAACCAAAGTTATAGAACCACTAGGCGCATTATGCTTATATAAATGTGGTCTAATATACGCAACTTGTTGTGTCTTGAGGCACGTAATTTCTTGATATAGTAATTGGTTTTTGAGCTCCAAAACGACAAGCTTCATAATACTTCTCGTATGTCTAAAGTAGTGTTGAATATTTGGTAATTGATATGGTCAAAACTAACAGACGGCGGAAACTTACCGTAGATTGCAAAGAAATCTTTGTCGAAAGTGACATCGGTGTCATCTAGCGAAATGTAAATTGGCATCCTAGTGCCGTTTCGTCGATATGCTGCATCAAGTAGTTCAATGTCTGTATAGTCTAGCACGTTAAATGCTAACGATAACTTTGCAACCTTTGGATATTCGTCTACATACTCATTGCCAAAATCAGTTCTGATAACTTTACTCTGGTCAATTAATTCATATTTAAAACCGTTGTCAGCAGAAGAAATTGCCTCAGACTTACCTAACACAACAACGCCAAGGGCAACATACCCTAATGCATTTCCAGAATCAACAATCGAAACTCTCCAATAACGATATTCTTGGTCAGTGGACCAGAACTTGCTCATTACTTCGTATGTTTCATTAAGCGTCAATGTCACATCAACCGATGGACTGGTCCAAACATTCGTTGCATTGGCTTGAATCTTAACTACAGCAGTGTCTGAAATTAACACCCCGTCTTCCTTTGGCCATAATATGACACACGAGTCAACTGGCTCAGCAGTCTGCATATCGAACACAACTTGAGCCGTTGTAGAAGTAGACCGCCATATTTTAGAACGAAAGTAATGCTGTAAGTTTGACACGGGAAAGCGAGAGTTGGAAGTGGACGCTGTTAGTGTGGTTCCAGTGGCAAGAACTAAGTTATTAGCAATTAACTTCATAAAGTCCTCCCTGAAGCCAAGCCGCCACGCACGACGTTTATAATTTCACGCCCATCTATATTAATACTCGTATTTTTGGCGTCATTTACCGCACTAATCAGTTGAATTAATAGACTTTCCGTGTTGCCAGAACCGCCTGAATTCGCCATTTTAAATAAGTTTGATTGTTGTTGTTTGTTAATAACCATTTCACCGCTGTTAACCCGTGCCATGATTTTGTCACCAGACATTGAAGAGCCGCCAACAATACCGCCATCTTGAAATGCAGGTGCGGACTGACTGTTAATTTTCTGTATGTTTGCAGCGGTTGATATTCCAACGGCAGCAGCGGCAACGTAGTTCCATGGAGGCGGTCCGGATGCTAACGCTCTTTGAACAGCCAAATAACCTGATAAAGTAGCCTCTGCAAGCATTAAGTTTTTAACAGTGTTGAAGTTAGCCTTAGACGCACCCGCAAGTAAGGTTGCAAGAGAGCCAAATAGAGATGCGGTGGACGATAGTTTGAACGCATCATCCTTCTTTTTTTGTTCAATTGCAGCCTTTTCATAAGCCTGTTGTTTGGCGTTGTGTTCTTGACTTGCTTTATCAAACTGAGCATTGTATTTAGCTTGTAAAGTGACTCTAGCTTTTCCCTTAACGTCTTCTGCAACCGTAGATTGATTTATTTTATCTAGCTCAGCATTATACCCTTGAGAAATAATAGCCGTTCTTGCTGTATAATACGCCTCTTCACGAGCCAGCTTGTTGTCAAAATTCAACATTTCTGCTTGTGAATCTAGTGCTTCCTTATTTGCATAAAAGGTCGCTAAAGTATCTAGTTTAATTTGATTGCCGCCAGCTATGTTTTCGTTTTCTTTAGCCAACGCATCAACATACGCATTAGTGGTATCAATTGCCTTCTGCTGCTCATCTGTAAGACCGCGTCTAATACGAGTGGCCTCTCCAACAACAACATTTGAAATCATTGTTTGAGTTACACCGTCTACGGTAGCAACGGTGCCGCCCAATAAACTGTCTATGAACTTTGCATTTGATTGTGTTGCGGAATTAGTTATATTAAAACCGCGGTCTCGTTGATTAAATAATTTCAGTTCTGCCTCAGCTTGAACATCTAAACTATCTGACAAATCAGAATTAATGCTGGCAGCATTTGCCGCACCAGTGGAGTATTTGCCGATTTCAGCGGTTGCTTGGGCCACACTGGTAACAACACTTGCTGTTGATTTTGCAACCTCAATACCCGAAGTAACTAAGCCAGTTAAAGCGTCTTTGTTTTTAACAATCCATTCAGTGGCGGAAACCGCTGCAGACGTTAAATCCTTTATACCTTGAATGACGGCAGGGTTTTGGGTTACTACTTCGCCTAAAGACTGTAGTAAATTGCCAGTAGCATTGTCTTGCTGTGCAAGTGCTCCTGAAAATGTGTTTGTAGCAGCAGTTGCCGCGCCTGAAAATTTGTCCAACGCTCCCATGACGTTAGCAAATTGTTCCGCGTCTGTTTTTCCTTTTCTTATTTCAATGCCTAGTTTACCGAAGGATGCAGTATTGCCGTTTATTGCTTTTGAAACCATTTCAGTCGCAGAGCTAAGGTCAATATTCAACACTGCTGCTAAATTTGCCGCTGCCTTTACAGCCTCGTTGACACCCTTGCCACTGAGGTTTGTAAGAGATAAAAGTAATGCTTGATTCTTAACAATTAGGTCATCATCGTGAGTTGTAACTTTACTCAGCGCATCTGCAAAATCAGTAAGGCCGCTTACAGCCGTCTCACTATAAATACCTGCACTTTTAAGAGCGAACTTCAATGAGTTGAGAGCGTTTTCTGCTGCTTGCGCCTCATCTAACATTCGACCGAAGGAGCCTGTAATTGCAGACAAGGCCGAAGTAATTGCGTTCGCGGCAAGATTTCCAGCCATTACAGAAAACGAATTGCCAACACCCTTGAATGATTTTTCGGCTTCATCTCCAAAGCCTTTAGCTTGTTTTGTTGCATCTTTTATGGCGGTGTTAAATGCCTTGGTTAATAATTCTAATTCAATTGTTACCTTATCGCTCACTTAACACCCTTACTTTATGGCTTACTTAACGCCTTTGCTACTTAACACCTTTACGTGCTTGCGCCTCTTGAATCTTTAACTCTCGGTCCAGCTTCAACCGCTCTATTAGTTTTATAATTTCAATTACCTTATTGGGTTGTTCAGATAAACTTCCCATGTATGGTAACATTCCATTTTCATATTGCCCTTGCAAATAAACTAAATGGTCAAATCCAATATGTAAATGGTCGCAATAGCAATTGTGATATTGAACTATGCCCTGTACTTGTCTTGGGGCCGATTGTATTTTATTACAACCATTGCGGTTTTTGTGTGCTTGTATTCTTGCAGAATCTTTCATTTTACTTACTTGATTTTTGCAATCGTACTGTTTTTTGTTTATATCATGGTGCCAAGTGGCCACTATTTCAACGTATTCTCTAAAACTCATGCTACTTAGTTCGTCAATTTCATGTAATATAAACTGCCATAAAAGAGAAAACCTAAACGGCTCTTGGCTTACTTCTTTGGGCCGATGTCTTCCTTTAGAGTAACCCCTTCAGGCAACACACTTGGAATTCCAGCAAGTAATTGACTACATAAAGCTATCATGCGACTCGACTCTTCTATATTCATTAAATCAGAAATGCAAGAATCAGTTAAGTACCCATTGTCGTCGAATGATACTTTATACTCTTTGTCCTCGGTGTCAACTAGCCCAGTGACTTCTTTAATTGCGGCCTTGAGGGCAAATATTGAACCGTCAATCATTGCCTTTGAGCCGCCATCACGCGACTTAATAATTAAATCATGCAATGTCGCTTTATCGTGCACGGAAAGTGGAGATATTTTAATCTCCAACTCTCCTATTTTGTAACTTATCTTATCAGTAGTTCTGTAAATACGCGCCATGTGTCTCTTCCCAAATGGTTTGTAACATTTTTATGTTACGATGGTTTTTTAAATGTTAAAACAACGTAATTATTAAATAAATGTTATGTAAATTTCCTCAGTGTCTCCAGCAGCGCCTCGGTTTGCAGAGAAGGAAATGGTCTCTTGCAACAAACCATCTTGGTCTGCTTCACCTAGCTCTGTTATCATGCAATTTGGCATATAGAAGGCAACAACGTCTTCGACTTCGCCAGTTGTAGAAGTTGGCACGGCCATAAATCCGAATAAAGAAAAAGACGTTTCAGAATTAAACTTAGTGTAATTGGAAATTGAATCATCTTGCTTGTAAGGATTAAAAGAACCAGTAACAGTTCTTGCAGTCATGCGAGAGGCAATACGTCCGTTAGAGTCGCAAGTACTAGTCTTCCATCCTAAAGTATTTTCTACGCTGAAAGATACTTCATTCACTGGAACTTTAGTGCTATCAACATAAACACAAGCGCCAAGAACTATGGGCGGCAATGCAGAATCGAAACTAGGAGTGTAGCTAGGCGCTGTTAAGCTATGTGCGAAACTCATTCCTTCGAGGCTAAAAGACCAATCGGCTAACTGTCCAGTTGTGAAATTGTTCAACGCCATTGATGTAACTTTGCAACCAGCCGCTTGTTCAAGTCGTGCAGATTCAACATATTTAGAAATTGACAGACTTGGGTGACCTGTGTTGGCAGTTAAGTAAGTTGTAAACTTTTCAACAGTTACAGAATCAGTCATATCACCAGACGGGTGGGCAACGAGTAGCGTAATTGAAGCAGTTCCGGTTCCAGTGGTTTTGGAAACTACAGGACTTACGTGATAAGCGCCTGATTGTTTAACTAAAATACAATCGCCCACTGCAAACTTAGTAATATCAGCGTCTTCAATTTGAAGCACGGTAGCTGTATTTCCTGAAGCCTTAGAAGTAACTACAGTTGTGTTTTGGCGCCTAGAACCTAGTGTCGCCTTAACCAAAGGGCCATATTCTGGTGCGGAACCAGCAGTTCCATGGGCCTTTGCTTCGACTCCAATTGATGCTGTCACCGACTTCATTCCACCACGTGGTTTAGTCTTGCCGATTGATGCGTTAAGGTTATTTCGCTCTAGCAATTCTTTAGCCGGAGTTAATTCCAACCCGTCTGACAAAGGAGATATAAACGCAACGGCCGAACTTGGTGTCAAGTAGGTGCCTTCTGTTACTTCTTCCATAATTGCTAGCTTTATATTATTCTTAATAGTATCTGACATTTATACCTCTATATTATACTCGTTAAATTTGGTTTCTATATCGTATTGTAAATGAAGCCCTGACCACTACAGCCTTGTCTTCAATTGTTTCTGGTTTTGAGGTTGAAAAGTTCAACACATGAATAACAGTTGATGGGCTTCCGGCCTTAGTTGCCAACAAATCCCTATAAATGTCAAACGCTAAGTCTTGCAATACGGGACCCTTGGCCGTTTCAGCAGAATCACTCATGGCTGTATTGATAAAACTGTCTATGAGAATTAACTCAAACTCTTGGTCAATGGTTGAATAGCGAGTTACAGAATCAACTTCTGTAGTGTTGCCCGCAACCAAACCGTAACGCTTGAAATTGCCTGAAAATGAGTTTTTAGCAATGTTATTACTGTACGCCAGTTCCGCGTACTCGCTAGTTAACACCGATGCAATTCTAACTTTAGTCGATGCAATGATTGTAACCGCATTAGTGCTCATCGGCGAATTCTCATTTGTGAAAATTCTTTTAATTGTTCAAAAGTATCTATTTTGCCGTCGTTATTGTCATCAATGCTTAGCCTTGCAAGGTCTAATGCCTTATTGTATTTTGCTTCAAATGATTTAGACTTCTGGTCATATTTATCATCTGTCGTATCGCTGAAATTAAAGTATATTTTACTTAACGCTAAGAAAATTGCAGCTTGTTTAAGCTGATTTGCATCCAATATATCCCAGACGGTAAGGTCTTCATTAAGTCCAGTTACTAAATTCTTATGTTTATAGTCTTTATTGCGCAAGTCTTGAATGATTTGATTTCTAACAGCGGTGTGAGTAAGAACGTGACTTACTTTACCAGCTAAATGATTGCTGTCTGCTATCTCAGGCACTTCTTGCTTTAAATCTTGGTCATCTGCAAATAAAAAACTAATGCCAGAAACCACTGTAGCAGAATTAGTTACAGAGGGTTGAAACCGCACCCAGTATTTTAGCGTTGAGTTGACGGTGTATTCTGAATCAAGTAATTGATTGCGTGACCATGTTATAAAACCAGAACGTGTTAGGCCCTTGGTGTCATCTTGGGCATCTGCCAAACTGGTCCATGAAGTACCATTGTAAAATTGCATAGATAACGTGCAAGCGTTTGTATTTGGAGTGTCTAGGTTAATATAAATTGAATTAATCGGCTTGCGGAAACCCACGTAAAGGTAAGATGTACTCGCTGCAAGCGTTACTGAAACTGTATCCCGTGAAAAATCTAAGCACTCTTTGCTCAAGTCTGTAAACACGGTGTTGGCATCATGGTAAACAGTTAGTTTGATATTATTGTCAACCATAAACTCCTAAAAAAAGGCCAAGCATTGCGCTCAGCCATAAAATTATTTACCTGTCATTGCACATTGTAAATGTTTTTTAATCAAGAACCTGTAGCATTGAAGAGAATGCAACCTTTTCCAGCATTAAGAATTTTCTGTCCATAGTGTCCGCGAAGAGCAACAAATTCACGTGCTTTTTCTTCTTGACGACTTTGAACAGGAGTAACTTCCTTCTGAAAAGCGAATGCAAGTGCAGAACGGTGATAAGCAATACAAGTAGACGCAGTAACTTGGTTAGACATTACGATTTTAAAGCCGTAGATTTCGCCAATAACGCCCTTTTGCAATCCATCTGAGTTACCCCAAGTAGATGCGCTAGCAACTTCTGTAAATGCCAAAATAGCGTGTTTGATTGCAGGGTTTACAGCAAGGAAACGGTCACTAAGAGGGTATTTTTGTACATCGAGCAATTTTGCAGCAAGTCGGATGTCAGCCAAAGTAGGAACTACGTTAGATGTACCTTGCATTTGAAGAATATGGTCAGGATTTGAAGCAGATGCTCCATCAAGTTCTGCGTAAATCTTGCTTTCCATGTCCTCAACGAAGACACCGGGAGCGGATTCAAAAAACGCATTCTTAAGGTCCACTGCGCTGTCAAGGCTAGTGTCATAAATGAAATCGGCAACTTCTCGCTTGCTTGTTAGGCTTAGAGTGTCAACGCCAACTGTCATTCCAGAACTAGTTGAATCAGAACCGTCGTCAGGAATTGCGTTTGCAGTCATTCCACTTACTTTAGGAATTGCAATCGACTTCATTCCTGCCCCTGCCTTGCTAGACAAGTCCATAATTGTGTTAATTAATACAGCTTGGTCCGCCTTCTGGGCTTGAACGTCTGCTGAAAGAATGGCGGCTAGACTTACATCTGCAACGCCTGTTTGATTTAATGCCATTAGGTAACCTCGTTAATTATAAGCTGCCACAATGGCAACTTTGTTAAATTCGTTTTAATGCTGCTAATCTTGCAGCGGCTCTTTCGTCTGCTGACATGTCTTTTACAGACTTATTGGCAAATTGCCTAGGTGCGTCAGCAGGTAAGGCGGCTTTGTTACTTGTTTTTAGAAGTTCTGGATATTCTTTGCGAATACGTTCTACCTCCAGCAACACGGACGACTCACTTACTGAACCGTCGTCTGCAACGTCTATTTTAGAAGAATCAATAAATTTGTTATATTCATTCTTCTTAAACCCACCAAGAGTTTGAATAACTGCGTTGATTTTATGAGACTCGACGAATTTTGTTCGCTCTGTCGTCCTCTCTGTTTCTAAGCCTTTTAGTTTCTCTTCGGCTTTTTTATAGAGAGTGTGCCATTGTTCTTTTTCTTCCAGTAGAGATTTATCTTTAGCCTCTTGTTCAGCCTGTATGTCTGCTAGTTTTGCCTGTAGGGCTTTTGCCTCAGACTTAAACTTATGCATGTCGGTTGAAACCTTTGCATATGCGTCTTTACTTACTACTTCTGGAACTTCTTCTTTTACAACAACTTCACTCATAAATCTCCTTAGTTACAAACTAATGATGGCCTTGCACAGCTTAGCCTAATCTATACTCGTATTATTTTAGTAATTATTTTAATAATTCTTTTAATTTTAATTTAATTAAAGATGTTAACTTAGTAACTTGCACTTTAGAAACATTAAAAAACACTCGACCCATGTCGGCATTCCACTTGGCTTTATTGTTTGACAGTTCAGAGCCGAGCGTTAACGTGATAGTAGTTTCATGGCCTTTGACTTTTATGTCATTTAGCATTTTACCTGTTTGAGTTAGGTTTGACTTTTTGGGTGACGTGGTTGAGTCAAGGGGTAGTTTCTTTCGTTGAACGGTGTAATTGCCTGACAGTGGCTTTAACTTACTTTGCCCACCTTCTGGCTCGCTGACCCCGTAGCCTAGTTTAGTGCGTTTAATAATGTCTTTTTTAACCTGCTCGCCAACTTCAAGCAGAAATGCTGGAGTAGCTAATTGTTTAAGGGCCGTTTCAAGTTTTCGTTTTACAAGTTCGTCTAGTTTATTAGCCAAGGCCAAGCCCCCGTAATATTCTAGAGGCTAGGGAACCTGCCGCTTCGTTAATTGCTTTTTCGGCTACTGTAGTTTTTGCTAACACCAATTCAAGGTCCTTTTCTGCAATGCCTAGAAACTGTCTTGACGGACCGTTGTCAGACCTTTGTTGCCACACTGCCTTGTCATTTGCCTCAGTGCCAGATTCAAAACCAATAGTAATAAACCCTCTTCCAGAATCTATTACTTGCATTGACTCCATCATTTCATCTGTAAGCCTTAAGTTAACTTCATTTTTAGATTTATCAGCTAACTCAAAGTCTTTAGATTCAACGTATGATTCAGAGTAGGGTGCAAACCTGTTACCATTTACATCCAACCCCTTATCGGTACGCTGTTTGATAAACTCAATAACGCCCTCAGCCACCGCTAAACGCTCTTCAGCATCTAGGTTAGGCGGCACGGTTATGCGTTTTTTGAGTTGCGGCTCTTTGCCCATTGTTGGCCTGTCTTAGTTATTTGTTAATTGTCTACCTATCTCAACACGTCTTTGTTAATTGTCTACCTATCTCAACACGTCTTTGTTAATTGTCTACCTATCTCAACACGTCTTGTTTAATATCTCTAATTTTGCGTTTAAATTCGTTCATTAATATAATGCTAAAGTTCGGATTTGTTTTTTCAAGGCTTTTAGACCGACGCTCCCATGACTCAAGCAGGATAACTTCATCCATTCGCGCCTTGCCCATGAGTTCTGGCATCATCATGATTTCCATGCGACGGGCTTCGATGCGTTGACGTAGGGCATCTCGCTCACTTGCCTTTGAATCGTATAAGGCTTCACGCTTAGCATAGTCTTCTTCTGCTGTTTGCGGCTTAGTTACTTTAGTTTCTAGTAAAGCAAGTTTAGCCTTGAGCAACTCCATTTCTAAATTCTCTTGAGGTTCTTTTACTTCTTTTGCCATAATGTCTCCCTTACTTATTATTCGTTGTAGTTTGTAGGTTTATTTAATTGTTAAATGCTTTATTTGTGGGGGCCGAACTATGGTTTCGGTCCTCTAAGGAATGGCTTGTCTACAGGTTTTTGGGCAGCGACCATTTGCACATCTTTAGCGTGTTGGGCCTCAGACTCACTATCAATTTCAGCCTGTAGAGCGGTTAACTCTTCTTCTGTTAAATCGGGGTTAGCTTGTTTTAAGGCCATTGATTTACTGATTAGACCATTGTCAAGTTTAAACTTTAAATCATTTCGTTTTTCAGCAGGGTCAACTATAGGTTTTTGTTCTGGAAATGATACAGATACTTCTAGGTTATCAGACAATCCTTTTACGGCAATAAAGTCCTCACTACCTAACAACGTGTTATGGATAACGGCAATCAACGTCCATAGTCGCACTTCTGCTTGCTGTAAGATTAGTCGATTTTCCTGAACTACTTGTGTTGTGTTTGATTCATCTACTATTTTAGAAATACCAGAGGCAGACTGGTCAAGCTTGCCGACGGAGCCGGGTTTAATGCCGCGTGACTCAAGCCACTGAGAAACTGTAAAACTAATTAATGCCAACACCTTTTCAGTGTCAACGCTAGGTGATAACACACCAATCTGAGGGCTTGACTTTTCTCCATCTCGGCTGCTTAGGTTCCAGAATGCGTCTGGTGCGCCTGAGGCCTTTTGGATTTCAAGGTCGACTCCGTACATGATGCTATGTGACTGAAATTGCGTTGCATAGTTTAAGTCGGCCAACAGCTTGGGAATTAGCAACGTGTTTTCAAACGTATCCATGTCGGGTTCAGGCATTAAGAAGTTAGCAGAGCTGTTGACATATACGAACGGTATTACTCCGTACGGATTTGTCTGTCTTGCAATTAATTCACCATCTGAGTCAAC